CTTTAGCGGGGTCAACCTGCGACCCCCTCGTGTCGATGATGTAGGTGTAAGGCCCGCACGACCCCCCGACCAAGGAGCCGACATGACCTCTCGCCACTACGCCCTCATCGCCGAACTCATCGAGGACGGGGCCTACGACCCCACGACCGCCGCAGGGATGGAACTCATCAACGCCGAGCTTCGCTCCCCGTTCCTCCCCGCCGACGCCGCCGAACTGCTCGCCGGTTGGGCGATCAACAAGCGCCACGAGGCCGACCTCCGCAACCGCAAGCGTCAGGGTGGCCGCTGGGGCGTTCACGCTCTCGAAGTCGGGGATTACGTCCTCACCTCCGGCGGGGAGACCGGCCGGATCGACGAGATCGTCGCCCAGGACTTTGCCGGGAGCCGCTTCGAGGTCCGCTGCTCGGGGATGAACACCGACGACGGCTTCTCGATCTACCTCCGCTCGTTCGACACCGTGGAGCTGTTCCCCCTCGACGCCTAAATCTCCCACTCCACCACGAGGCCCCCGTCCCCCGGCGGGGGCCTCATCGCGGGTAGCTCCGCAGGCGTCGGGACGCCCTTCGGGTAGTACTCGCGGGCGTGACCCGCCCGGACCAGCGCATCGTTGACCGACACCCCGCCGACGACGATGATCCCGAGGTAGCGGCCGTACTTCTCCCGCCGGTCCTTGATCGTCCGGAGGAGCAGCGGCTGGTCCTCGACCATGTCCTCGACGAACCGTTTCGCTTCCTCCCCCTCCGGGGTCCCAAGCTCCGGCGTGTCGATCCCGTAGAGGCGGAACGAGTCCTTCCTCCGGACGTCGAACCCAAGGTCGACGTCGAGCCACACCGTGTCCCCGTCGACCACCCGGATCAAGGTCGCTCGATACTCGAACATCAGTCGGTGAGGAACAGGGTGTTCGTCGACTCGTAGATCAACGCCCCCCACGACAGGAGCAGCACGATCAGCGGCTCGTTCGGGGCGAGGATTCGCAGAGCCGACAGGACGAACCCGGCGACACCCCCGAGGAACAGCGACCACGCCACCGCCCGCTTCGCCCGGTCCTTCCCGGATCGGGCCTTACCCGCGATTGCGGGCCGCCCAACGCCAGAGGAAGTAGCCGAGGAGGAGGACGATCACGAGGCCGGACAGGCCGGTCCAGATGGTGTCGTCGTTCCCGTCTCCGTCCTCACCGCACGCGCTGAGGAACAGCATCAGCCCGACGAGGTGGATCGTCGCAGACCGCAGCAGGATCGGCGTCACGAGACGCTGCTCCCGTTCGTCCCGACCCTGCTGCGCAGCTGCTCCACCGCCAGACCCATGAGAGGAGCGGTCGCCGAGCGGAGCTTCACCACGTCCCGTTCGAGGGCGGCGAGGCGGGCGTGGACCGGATCGGTCCGCACCACCCCGGCGGCGAGGATCGCCTGCGGCGCACCCGACGCGACGAGCGACCGTGCCCTCGGGACGGGGAAGCCGGGGACGTTCACGGCGAGGAGAGCGACGAGTTCCATCGACCCGCCGATCGGACGCCAGTCGCCCGACAGCGCAGCCGCCGACAGCGTGCGGACCTGCTCGTCCGTCAGCCCCGGCCGCAGCGCCCCCGCGACCCAGATGCCGTGCTCGTCCTCCCCCGACGCGACATCCGCCACCGCGGCCCCGGTGTTGTCATAGTGCGACGCCGCCGCCCGATGGTTCGAGCGGAGATCGGCGTGGCCGGTGTTCATCGTGATCTGCCCCACCGCCACCCGCCGACCGTCTGACGTCTCGATCGCCCCGGTCCGGTAGTAGGCGTAGCCCGAGGGGGACCGAGGGGCGGTAGTGCAGGCCTCGGGACGGCCGGTGTGGCACGTCCCCCACAGCGCGGCGTGGCCGAAGATACGCCCATCGGACTGGACGGTCAGGGGGGTGGGACCGTCGAGATGAGGATCGTCGAACCACGTCGAGGGCGGGACGGCAGGGGCACCGGCCACGATCGGCCGGATCGACGCCACCGCCCCCACGGCCTCGGCCGCAGCCCTGCCGTCCGCTGTCGCCGCCGCCCGGTCGGCCCCCTCGGGAATGATGACCGCGGTCGGGAACGCAGGGAACGGCGTCGCCGTCGCACCCATGATCCGGCCGTCAAGGACCCGCTCGACGATCTGGCAGAGGCCGTCCCACCAGCCTTCCTCGGAGCAGTCCCCCTCCTCCAAATACTCGACCTCGGTCGCCTCGATATCCGCCGACACCCAGCGCAGCATCTGCTCATCGACGAGGCGGCGCATCTCCTGCCCCGGCTCCCCCGAGTCGTAGGTCCCCGTCCCCCACCACTCCCCGTTCGCTTCCCGTTCGAGGGTGTCGATCCGACCGGCGAGGACCGCCCCGGCGTGTCCACCCCACTCAGGGTTCTCGGTCTGCATCATCACCGGGATCGGAAGCTCCCTCGTGCGGAGCGCCCCTTCGGCGATCTCCCGGCCGTCCGTTGTCCGGACCCCCTCCGGGATGACCATCACCTGGAAGTGGCCGGGACTGGCCGACTCCTCCTCCTCGACGTTCGCGTTGAGGGCGGCGACCTGAGCGTTCGCTTCGTCCTCGGTGGCGTGGCAGCCTTCCGTCTCCCCCGAGTCGTCATTGATGACCGCCCACGGGGTCTCCTCGGAGCAGATGGTCGAGTCGTTGACGACGGACCAGGGCATAGCGTCCTCCTCGGGTCGTCCTTCGCGGAGACTACTCCCCGCCAGGTTCCTCGTCGGGGAGGCGATCGCCCGTCCCCTCGACGTCAAGCATTTCGTACGTCACGGTGCACCGGCAGTTGATGACCTCCTCCGGCGGCCCCGAAGGATCACCGGGGTACTCCAACATCGCCCCACCGACCTCGAACTGCTGATCGAACGCCACCGTCTGGCCGTGCGCTTCGAGGTGTGTCTCCCTCGTCCTCCGGTCGAACGTCGCCAGCCAGGTCTTGGTCATCGGGTTCCCCGTCGAGTGGACGTTCGAGGCCGTCGCGTGCTGCGCCCCGTTCGCCGCCGAGATCACCTCCGTCCGGGCGATCCGACGTGCCCGCACCTGCGACGAGTCGAACACCGACCGGACCCGGTCACGCAGCTTGTCGAACGACTCGCCTCCCGCCGTCCCGACGTGAAGCTCGGTGCCGATCGCGTCGGCCAGGTCGGCGGTCATGTCGACCACCCGGTCGAGGAGACGGGCCTCCTGAGCGTCGAAGTCGTAACCCCCGAACGCCACCATGAGGCCAGGAGCGGGAGCCTTGATCGCCGCCACGATCTCGTCCGAGTTCCGCTTGTTCGCCTTCCTCACCTCGGCGACGAGCAGCTGCTCCCACGCCCCAGGGATCACCGTCCCCGCCGCCACCACAGCCCGCAGGTCCGCCAGCATCTCGTCCAGCATCCCCGCCAGCGCCGTCTCGATCGCTCTCTCGATCCTCCGCTCCCACCGGGCCAGCTGCATCTCCCGGATGATCGTCTCGGCGAGGAGAGGGAGGTCGTCCTGGTCGGTCTGCGGCACGGTGCGGCCTCCTGTCGATCGTCGTTCCTTCCCCGAGGAAGAACCGGACGGCCTCCTCCCACTCACTCACGCGGGGTCACGGCCTCAAAGAAGTCGGCGGGGGAGATCGACACCCGCTCCGGTGAGTAGAGACGAGAGCGGGCGAGCCGTTCCGTCGCCGCGACGACCCGACCGGCGACCTCCGGCGCGTCCTTCCGACCCTCGGCCCTCGCCCACTCCGTCACCGACCGGCCGAGGACAGCGAACTCCCCTGCGAACAGGTCGGCCTCCCCCACGATCTCCGACGTCAACGCCGGGCCAAGCTGCGCGCACACCCGGCGGGCTTCCAGCCCATTGATCGCGTCCCTCACCTCTCGACGTCCGTTGACCCGGCCCCGCACCTTCGCCCCCGCCCGCTCGATCGCCCGCTCGATCGCGACCTGCGCCGCAGCCGCCGTCAACGCCGCCAGGTTCCCCGACGTCGCCTCACCAGTCGAAGGTGTCCCCGGCTGGACCTCCGAAGGGGACCCGCCCGGTGTCGCTCCTGTCCCCCCGGCCGGGGCGGCCTGGCCTGTCCCCCGCATCCCGAGAGCGACCCGGAGCCGCTCCTCGACCTCGTCCTCGTCCGGCGCGTCGTCTTCGGTGAACCCGAGGACCCGCCGATACGTCGCCCCCCGAATCGCGACACGGTCGAACGCCTGGGTCGCGTCGGCCGACTGGTTCGGGTGGGTGACAAGCTCCGCGGCGTCATAGTGGACGACGAGATCGGTGATCTCCTCCGGCTTCGCTCCCGACGCCAACAGCCCCGGCACGAGATAGCCGCCGGTGAGGCCGTCGCAGATGAGGGTCAGCATCGGCTCGATATGCGCCTTGAACGTCTGCTCGTCGATCTGCCACGCCGACCAGTGGTTCGCCCCACCCTGGCCGGTGACGATCTCGACAGGCAGGTCGATCCCCTGCGCGAACCGTTCGACCGCTTCCTTCCGTAACGCCACGCTCGGGTACGAGTCGAACGAGCGGGTGAAGTCGTCGAAGCGGATCTTCTCGATGTAGTCGGCAGGTGCCCGGACAACCATCGGAACGACAGCCGCCGCCGACCCCTTGTCGGAGATCGGGGTCACCATCGCCCGGATCAGGTCGGTCGTGAACGGATCGGGCTTCGTCCCCTGCGCCTCCTCCGACGTGTCGTCGTCCTCGTCGCCGGGATAGTCGATCTCCTCCGGCACCCAGTACACCCCAGCGCCGGCCAGCCGGGACGTGGCGGTGGCGCGCACGCCTCGGGTGAGGATGACCAGCTCCTCCAAAATTTCGAGGAGCGCTTTCGTCGACGCGTCGGCCTGCTTCGACTTCCTCGGGTGCGGTCTCCACACCCTCGCCACGAGGGACGTCTCCTCGTCGATCTCCTCGTCGCCCCGCTTGAACTTCCCGACCCCCTCGCCCTTCTGCAACTCCTCGACGGACAGGACCTCCCATCGCTTCGACGTCTGGACCGTCTCGTCGTCCTGACCGAGGAGATACGCCTCCCCCGCGACGGCCAGGTTCACGCCGAGGGAGCGGAGGATCGCGGCCTGGCCCCCGACAGGCGACCGGAGGTCTTCCAGCAGGTCGGCGGCGATCCCCGCCCAGGGGTGCAGAGGAG